ATCTGGTGATGGTGACGGTTCTGGCTCCGGTGGTGATGGTGACGGTTCTGGCTCCGGTGGTGATGGTGACGGTTCTGGCTCCGGTGGTGATGGTGACGGTTCTGGCTCCGGTGGTGATTTATCAGGAGTCATAGGTGCAATCAATAATGCAAAAAATGCTATTACTGCTGCAGTAAATGCTGTTTCTACAAAAGTAGATAATCTCGTTAAAGGCCAGAAAGAAACTAACGAGAAATTAAATAACATTGATCAGAACGGTAAACAGACTAATGAAAAACTTGATCAGTTAAACGGTACAGCCGGAGAAACAAAAGGCTTAATTCAAGAAATAAAAGACTGGCTTACTGGTGAAACTACCGAAGACCCTGGAACAGAAGTACCAACGCGTGAACTTGACGGCCAGAAATCATTTTCTGAGTCATTGATCAGTACCGGAAGTCAAAGCTGCCCTAATGATTTCCAGATAGATTGGGATACTCCCTTCGGCCATATTTCTAAAACAATTTCTTATCAGGAACTATGTTCAAAAACTGCATGGTTCGGATACCTCGTTTTAGCTGCATCTTATTATTTGGGTGCACTCATTGTTATGAGGGATAGTTAATGCCTGCACTTTTGGGATGGTTCGCCGGATTTCTTATTTCAAGTCTGATTATGCGAGTTTTCGTTATGACTGGACTTTCAATAGTTACTTTTTACTTTGTGAACGATTTAGTAAATACAGCACAGGCACAAATCCAGAGTGCATTTTATGGATTGCCTGCGGATGTACTTTCATTTTTGCGACTCTACCAATTTGATAAAGCAATATCTGTCGTTATGTCTGCTCTGACAATTGCGGCTTATATTAAAACAGCAAAGGTATTCGTAGGGCGCAGCAGCTAGAGGCGCGGGGGTCGGTGGGATGTGCGGAGCGCGTCCTGCCGCCCGCGAGCGTCTGCTGCGCGACATAGGAACTTTTAAATGGCTACTGTAATTTCAGCTCCAATTCGGACAGGCAAAACACTGTATTCGATGCAAATTATTGATAAAGCATCGAAGAAAGAACCACATCGAAGAATTTATACAAATATCATTGGGTGTAGTTACCCAGGTGTAATCATGATTCAGTCAACGACGAATAAGCCGTTTGACTGGCGAGATTTACCGAACGGCTCAATTTTGATTTATGACGAAGCACATGAGCATCCGGCATTTTCGAAAGATGATCTTTTAAAGACATATCAGGTTGATGATTCTGAATACATTAAAAATGTTGCAACAATAAATGCTAATCCTGACTTAAAAGTTAAAGAAAAAGAAGAACTGGTTAGACAGGAAAAGAAGAAGCAAGAATTTAAGTTACTCAAAGCGAAAGAGGATATTTTAGATATTGGTCGTTCGCTGACGCTGCATGGTCATTTTGGTATAGATATTTATTTCATTACCCAGAAAACTTACAAGTTAAATGATTCTGTCAAAGCCGCAACAAATGAACATCTTATCTTAAGACGTTTATTTAAACTCAAAGCTGCAACGATCTATACGTTTGCTGAGCTGCAAGAACAGTTTGGCCGCAGCACGATGAAAAATGCACTGAACTGGAAATTTTGGTGGTATCCAAAGCAATTATATAAGTTTTATATTTCTGCCGAAGAACATGAAAGCGGAAAGAAAATCCCCAAATCTGCTTATATATTTGTACTGTTGTTTCTGGTCGTCATCGGTAGTGCATTAAAAGATACTATTAATTCACCACTTTTAAAAAATGTACTCGGCTTTGGTTCAGATGAACAGCAAGTTGCTACACAAGCTGCCGATCCGCAGCCGGGTCAATCAATGGCTGATCAATATAAACAAGATGCAGCAATGGCCGGACTAACTCCCGAACAATATGCAGACTTAAAGAATCCTCAAGAACGTAATCAGCAAATACCAACTTTGCAGTCACGTCCGAATGATATTGAAACTATCGTTTTTGAATACAATGCTTCAAAGCCGTTTCAAGATATGACGCATCAAGTCAAATATGAGCCAACTGCTAAACCTGTTTTTAGCGGCTGTATGAAAAAGAACGGACGTTATGTAGCATATAGTCAGCAAGGAACAATCCTGCATGATGTATCTCAAGATGATTGCCGCAGAGTTATAGAAGATGGTGATAGACCATTTAATTACTTTCAGCAGCCACAGCAGCAAGTTGTACAGCAACAACCTGCTAACACTTCTACAGTAGCTCCAAAAATGACACCTGAACAATATTATAAGTATTTGCAATATATGGAAGAAACACAGCAAGCGCAGAATACAGTTGTTCAGACACAGACATTAACTTCATCTGGTGCTTAATATGAAATTTCTTGGCTTTTTTTATTTACCTATTTCTATAGCTTTATTTATTTTCGTTTTTTATTTATTTATCTCTTTTGGTAGTTACTTATGAAAGAAGCTCTAGAAACTATTTGGACATTTGGTTTTATTGAAGGCCTAGCTGTAGGCCTTTGTATTGGTTTATTAATTTATATCTTCTTATTAGATTAACTTATCTTCGTCTTTTTTGATTTAAGCTAGGTTTTTTAAAGTACTTATAAATTTCCAATCCTCCCCAGATTGCAAAAACTAAAAATGCTCCTTTTATAAAACCACTCCAAAATATAAATTTATTAAAGCTGCAAACTAATTCACTCATTTCTTTCCCCTGATTACAGTTTGCATCTTAACACCTAGAAAGCCTAAGCAAAAATAGCGTTCAGGGGAATTGGCGAGGGGTAAGTGCGCGCACCCCCGACAAGGCGTAGTCTACGCTAATTTTTTCGGGGTATTTAATCCAGGTACACAACAATATTTAAAAATTGTTTTGCAATATTTAAAAATTGCATTACAATAATTCTAAATTGATACACACCTGGATATAAGATGAAGTTGCAACCTTGGGCTAGCATGACCGTTTCAGAAGCAAAACTAGCTTTTCAAAATGGCATTATTAAACAAATAAGAATAGATGTCGTTATGGGTGAATACACAATGATTGTTAAGACAAACATTGATGAAATGCCAATTCGTACTGCTCGTTATGCTATGAAAAAATATAAGTCACTTGATGCAATTTTAAAGGATTATCAATACATTACATCTCAAGAAGTAAAATCTTTGATCATTAACTAAACTTTGAGTTATTTTATAATTTTGTAATTGTTTGACATGACAACATGACAACAATAAAATTTTAGGAAATGAAAAAGCCCAGGCTGCAACCTGAGCTTTTTCGAAATTTCGGTGTACTGGTAACACACAGGATTTATTTTAAATGAATGCTAATGAAAGTCAAATTTTAGGACTTGGTAATATTACCAAATCTCCGTCCGCTATAAATTTAGATTCCCTTTCAGACGGCACGTCTGATTATTCTTATTCTGCTTCTCGACTTGCTGATTACATGTTGCAAGACCAATCAGGAAAGATTCTTCAAAAGAAGTTTCGTGTTCAGATTTGTTTAAAGAGAAAGATTAATAAAGATCAGAATGTTCAAGTTTGTTGGAATGAATCTGATAAGAAAGCTCATTACGGTAATGTTATACGTTGCGGATCTGTTTGGGTCTGCCCTGTCTGCGCTAAAAAAATTACTGAGAAAAGAAGGGATGAACTGGCTCTTGCTAATGAACTTTGGCATTTTGGAGTAGCTATTAAAACTTTTAATTTTAAGGCTCTTCCTTTTGCTGCTGAATTAAAAAAGTTAAAAAAGAAATTTATTGGCCCGATTATTCCAGATGTTAAATATGTGAGAGGTTATACGTATTTTATTACTTTAACTAATCCTCATTATGCCAATGACACTCTTGTTAATTTGCGTGAAAAACAAGTGGTTGCTATGGATAGCTTTTTTTCTGATCGTGCAGGTAAATCTATTTTTAGGCGTATGGGTAAGCTTTACCATATAACTAATTATGAGGTTACTTATGGTTCTAACGGTTGGCATCCTCATCATCATATTCTTATTTTTTCTGATAAATATTTATCTATTCATGAATTTTCTGAACTTCATTCTGATCTTGCTAATCATTGGTCTAATTGTATTTTTAAGGCAGGTTTTCGTCGTCTTAAAGATTCTGAAAAACCTATTGCATGTAGTTTGCAAGATGGCACTCAAGCTGCCGAGTATATTGCAAAATGGGGTATTGAACATGAATTAACTAAGGGTCATTTGAAGAAAGGTAAGGAAGGTGGTTTTACCCCTTTTGATTTACTTAGGCTATCTTTTGATGATAAACCTATAAAATCTTCATATTTTGACGTTTCTACTGGTGATGTTTTAGAAATTGAAAATAAACCTTCTGATTTATTTAAAGAATTTGCTTATGCTTTTAAGGGTGCACGTCAATTATTTTGGTCATCCGGTTTAAAGGATGTTTTCGGCTTACGTGATATTCAAGATGCTGAAATAATGGAAGAAGTTACAGATGAAGCAGTTATTTTAACAACTATTGAAGATATGGTTTTTCGTTTACTTTGCAAATATAAGAAACGTGCAGAATTTCTTGATTGTATTACTCAAGATAAGTTGTCAGGTGTGCTTGGTTCTGGTTCTGCTGAAGCTCTTATTAATTCCTTAATTGAATATGAAATACTTATTCTTGAAGAAAAAATTAATAAGTAATTTACTTAAACTTAATTTCTCCGTCTTCTACTTTTAGCTTTTCTATGGCTTTTTTAAAAATTTCGTGAAAAATTTCACTTTCTTTTAATACTCCTTTTCCTGCACTCAATCGTTGCTGATTCAATTCACTTGAAATCTTAGCGATTGATTTTTCTTCAAATTTGTTAATTCTCAAATAGCTCATTAGTTCAGTCTCAAAAGACTTACAAAATTTAATGATAACAACATCGCAAAAACATGTATTGACAACATGACAACATGACAACATCATATGTATACAAATTCCTTGCTCATTAACAAAAGGTAACTCTAATGACTTTTTATACGACTGTAGAAAACGCTGTTATTCAAAAAGGTACTAAGCGTGATAATTCAGGCAGCTTTTATTTTATTGAAGTAATGGCACCTCAAAGAAAATATATAAACCCTGCTGATGTTTCTGATGCTGCAACTTTAGATCAGTTAGCTTCATCTGGTCGTGTCATTCCTGCCTTAAAGCTTCATGAACGTAATAATTCATTAGTGTTTTCAACATCTGATTTACAACTACAAAAGCAAGCTCAATAGGTTTTTGAATGGAATATGTCGTTTGGTACTTCTTTTTAACTGGCTTGGTGCTTCACGTGTATTTCATCTACAAGAAAACATTACGGATTTTTTATGGCTTATCTCTGCGAAACACTGACAGTAATTGATTCTGTGCAATACGGAGTTAATTGCATGGACAGTAGTATTTTCCAGTTAACGCCTGAAGCCAGGGATGAGCTTCTAAAATTCGTAATTAAAGTATTTGCGCTCGTTTTTGTCGCAAATAAAGTGCTTTCCATTTTTAGATAAGGAGAAAATCATGGGAATCAAAAAAAGTGTTATGTCTGCAATCCTGTTAGCTGTTGCTTTAGTTGGCGTTTCAACTGGTGCGTTTGCCATTGAAGCTGCTGATGTTACTGCGGCAACTGGCGGATCTGGTGCTGAAGAATCAATTACAGCCGGTTTTAAGTGGGTTTTAGTAATTGCGATCACACTGTTTGCAGGCAAGAAAATCCTCGGCATGTTTGGCCGTTAATTGTTGAGAGCTAGCACTATGACAAGTGATTCAGTTGTTCAGTGGATTATTTTCATAGTGCTAGTAATCGCATTTTCACGTCTTTTGAGATAAATATTTAAAGGATTTTATTCATGAGATTTTTTAAATATTTAATTCTAATAACTCTTTCTCTTTTTTCAGTTAATACGTTTGCAGCTTATATCTTAGAAGGTAAAAGCTATGATTCTGTTTCTGCTGTTTGTGTTGCGTATGCTGGACCCGACGCTTCTTGTACTTTAGAAAATACACAAGGTACAACTGCTTATTTTAAATATTTTTATAAAAATCTGGGCTATGGCGGTACTTTTACAGCGACCATTCAAGAAAAGTGCCCTGCTGCTGGTTATCCCGCATACTATTATTTTGCTTCGGGTTCAAAAGTGCCTACACAAGAATGCACACAAATGCCTAGCGGTCAATATTGTGTATTCGCTGCAAAACCTAATCCGATCATACTTAATCATCAGAACGGACAACAGTCTATAACTCTTTATAGTACAAGTGATACGCCCGTCAGCTCATGTAATCGACTTTTTGATAATGAATGTGACAAGACTGATCCATATGGCAAATGTTATCAGCCTCCCAATGACGGTTGTACACGCCAATCAGATGGTTCAATTATTTGTCCCGATGAAATAAAAGAGCCAACGCCGGAAGAACAATGCAATGGTGCTACTTACTGTAATAGACCCCCGAATGGTTGCCCTGAAGGTTATGTTTCTGGCTCGTTCAACGGCCAAGCTTTATGTGTAAAGTCTGGTCCTAGCACTGGGGGGCCAACCACTGGTGACGGTGACGGTTCTGGCTCCGGTGGTGATGGTGATGGTTCTGGCTCCGGTGGTGATGGTGATGGTTCTGGCTCCGGTGGTGATGGTGACGGTTCTGGCTCCGGTGGTGATGGTGACGGTTCTGGCTCCGGTGGTGATGGTGACGGTTCTGGCTCCGGTGGTG